TACCATACAATATACAAGGCAGTTATGGCCCTGACATTAGTATGGAAGCTTCTGGTGATCACCCTATACCTATTGTTTCTCTTCACCACAAGAGCGTATTTAGGTATATTGAGAAAGGCACAGCTGAAATATATGGTTCTTTGAACATACCCCGTGTTTTGCCCAAAAGCACTGTCCGTGAGACTATATTATCAGATGAGTTTAAAACTCATTTTAATATAGTAAATAATTATGGACAACCAGCTATGGCTGGTTGGGAACCTTGGAGAAAGAATGTTGTTGAAATGGTTCAACCACCAATAGTGATTGATTCATCTATACTTAAACATTGTGTAAATGAATTTACCAAAGATATCTTGATTTCTTTGCCTCCAGGGTGGAAAGATGAGTTATTTTTCTTGAATCGCATTGAGACCATAAATGGTATACCTGGTGTTCCATTTTTAGATCGTATCAATGTTTCTAGTTCCATGGGTTTTCCGTGGAACACTTCAAAGAAGAAGTATGTTCGTTCCACGAATAATCCGGACAACATGGATGAAATTACGTTCACCAATGAAATTTGGTGGCGTTATGAGGCCATTATTGGTCGCTATGAAGTCGGACAACGAGCATTTCCAATCTTCACCGGTCATTTGAAAGATGAGGCTACTGCATTGGAAAAGATTGCCTTGAAGAAAACTCGTTTATTCACTGGTGCACCAATCGATTGGTCTCTTGTGGTACGTTCGCGCTTACTTTCATTTGTGCGTTTGGTGCAGAAGAATAAGCTCATATTTGAAGCTGGGCCAGGAACGGTGTGTCAATCAACAGAATGGGGTGAGATTCACAAGTATCTCACCAAACACGGAGATGATCGTATTATTGCTGGTGATTATGGCAAGTATGATAAACGTATGATAGCTGATATTATATTGGCTTCCTTTGAAATTATGATTAACATTCATCGTGAAGCTGGTTTTGATGAAAGTGAATTATTGCAAATTGCGACCATTGGTTATGATATAGCATTTTCTATAGTTAACCTTAATGGTGATTTGGTGGGTTTCTTTGGTACTGAACCATCAGGACATCCTCTCACCGTTATTGTCAATTCTTTGGTTAATTCATTATATATGCGCTATAGTTACACAATCTTGAATCCATCTAAAACATGTGCCACTTTCAAACGTGATGTCAATCTTTTTACATATGGTGATGACAATATCATGGGAGTTAGTGTTGGTGCTCCGTGGTTCAACCATACTTCAATACAACATGTCTTAGGAACAATAGGGGTGGAATATACCATGGCAGATAAAAAAACTATATCCAAACCTTATTGTAATTTGCAGGAATGCAATTTCCTAAAACGAAC